GGCGTCTTTTACGAGTCCGGCCAGTCTCAACAGTCTTTTGCGGCGATGACGGACGCGGGTGCGCATACCGTCTACTCGATTACCGCCAAGCCGTGGTCACAAGTGGCGGGCTATGAATACACGGTCGTTCCCTACGGCCTGGCGACGGGCGGCGTGGTCACCCCGGCCGTCTCGACCACGGCGGATAAAGTCGATGTCGCGGCGCTGACGGCCTATATGGCGGCGGCGACCGGAGCGAGCGCCACGACCGGGTTGTTGACGGTGGCGGCGACGACAGATATCAGTTGTACGCGCGGCTCAGCGTCCAATGCCTACATCGTCAACGCGATCACCATCTCCAGCGCCGGCGCGATTGCCGTGGTGGCGGGGACTGCGACTACGGCGTTTTCTACCACGCGCGGCGCGGCGGGCGGGCCGCCGGCCATCCCGCTGGGCAGTGCGGAAATCGCCCATGTCAGTTTCACCTCTACGGCGGCGGCGGCGGTCGCGTCCAGTGAGATTTCCCAAATTGTCGGAACCAGCCAGGAGCGGTATGACTATCCGGTGTGGGCGGAAAATCCGATTGAAGGGAAAATCACTTTTGCAGCGGCCCTCCCGGTGATTCACGGCACGGCGGCGGGGACGGCCACGGCGACCAAGCCGGTCTATGCCCGCGTGGCAACGCCGGTCTTTGCGGAAATCAGTCGAGCGCGCGATTGGGTACCGGCAGAAACCAGCAACAGCGTCAACTCCGAACAGTATTATGACGGGACGGTGGGCAGTTTCAGCTCTAGCCTGGGACAAGCCAGTTTTACCGTGTCCCTGAATGACGGCGTGACCGATGCGCTGCTCGCCAAGAAAGGCCAGAACCTGCTGTTCAAATTTTCGCCGGACAAAAACAAGGCGCCGTACCAAATCACCCAGGGCGTGCTGGGCGTCTCCCGCACGTTCGGTGTCGGCGCAAATCCATCGGCGACCGTGACGGTTTCCGCCAGTCAAGCCAGTGTCGATTTTTCCTCATGACCTTTGATCTTGAGCGGTTCCGAGGGGCGTCTTTAGCCCCTCGGCAAGCGACCGTCCCGGTTCCCGACCTCGCTGCGTTCTTTGCGGACGGGGCGGAACCGGCATGGACCGTGCGCGGGTTGACGGGTGAAGAAATTGCCCGTTGCAACGAAAGCAACGCCCGCCATGCCACCATTGCGGCAGCCGTGCAGGCGCTGGCGAACAGCGCAGCGGCGAAAGCGGATACGGTGGATGCCCTGCAATCGCTGTTGGGCTACGGCACGGATGTCCCGGAAGATTTGGCGAAGCGGTTTGACCACCTGACGTTTGGCAGTGTGCAGCCGGCCATTGACCGGGCGTTGGCCGTCAAGCTGTTTGCCGCGTACCCGATTGTCGCGTATACGCTCACGAACAAGATTTTGGAATTGACCGGCCTGGGGCCGGACGTGGGAAAATAGCCGCGCTCTACAGTGACCCGACCGTTTTAACGGCGATGACATTGTGCGACATCAAGGGCCGGTTTCTCTATGAGTGCCGGCCTGATTTGTTTCCACAGCGCCAATTAACGGCTGTCGAGTGCGGACTTTGGGGTCAGTATTACCATGATAAGCAACAGCGGAATCCGCAATAATGGCTACTGTTCAATCGGTCATTGAAATCATCTTTAACGGCATTGATAACGCCAGCGGTACGGCAGAGGGGTTGGTCAAAAGTTTTGACGATCTCAACTCCGCAGCCGCCGACGTGGCCGAACCGTTTGCAGATTTAGCGGATCAACTCGCGGTCGTTCAGGGGGTGATGTTGGCGGTTGCCGGCGTGATCGGGACGCTGGCGTACAAAGAAGCCGTCGCGTTTGAATCCAGTCTGGTCGGTCTGCAAAAGCAGATGGATGCAAATGAAGGGTCGGCCAAGGAATTCAGCGCAACCCTGGAAACCTTGGCGGTCAAGTACGGCACCAACGCTAATGAGCTAGTAGACAGTACGGCGGACTTTAAGGCCGCCAGTTTCGATCTGGGGACTAGTGTTCAACTGGTCGAACAATCCCTCAAGTTAATGATTGCCGGCGATGTCAGCGCCGCGCAAGCCACGGACATTCTGAAAAACTCCCTGGCTGGATTTGGGATTGAAAATGACAAAGCGGCGGAATCGGCCAATCGTATCGCAGATGTTCTGAACAAAGTCGCGGATATTTCCGAAGGCGGGTTTCAGGATTTAGCAGAGGGGTTCGCGCAACTCGCGCCGATTGCCAAGCTCACCGGGCAAAGTTTTGAGGAAGTCGCCGCATCCCTGTCCGTGGTCATTGATGCGGGCAATTCCGGGTCAGAAGCGGCCAATGGTTTGAAATCCGCCTACCTGTCCCTGGTGAAGCCCGCCGCTGATGCGCAGGAGGTAATGAAGGGCTTAGGCGTAACGTTTGACGACGCCGGCAAGCCCATCGGCTCAGTCAAGGACATCATCGAAACGATGATTCCGAATTGGATGAAGCTCACGGATGAACAAAAGCTATTTACAGCCGCTACCGTAGCCGGAAAAGACCAAGCGAGTAAATTCGTAGCGCTCATGGATGAATGGAAAACCGTCATGGAGCGCGTCAAGGTCGCCAATGAATCGGCGGGCGGCTCGATTGATTCCGAAGTAACGATTCGCCTGAAATCCGCAGAGGCGCAAATCAAGAGTACCAATGAAGCCTGGCGACAATTTCTTAGGGCGCTGGGCGATCAGTTCCAAGTGAATACCACGGGCGCTATCAGTAGCCTGGGCGCGCTCGGGATTGCCTTCAAAAACATCATTGACGGCGGAGGTCTGGACCCGCTGTTTGAGTTGTTGCGTCCGCAGCTCGCGAACCTCGAAGAGATGATTCGCACAGTCGCTAAAAACCTACCGGCGGCGTTTGCGGATATTAATTTTTCCGGGCTGGTCAAGGCGTTTGAAAGCCTGGGGATTGAAAGCAAAAAAGCCTTAGAGGCGCTGTTTGGGCCGATTGATCTGAGTACGGTTGAAGGACTGCGTACCGCCATTCAGAATGTGCTGGACGTGATCAGCGGGATTGTGAACGTCACGGCGGGGGAATTGGGCGGGTTGGCTCCGTTCCTGGCCGGGATGCGGGAAATGGTCACCGCCTTCAAAGACGCAACCCCGGAAGCGCAGGGGTATCTGGGAACGCTGCTCGGTTTTTCATCGGGATTCAGTTCATTTTCCGGTGTCCTGGACGGGGTCAATACTGCGCTGTTAGCCGTACTGGCGTTTGGTGGCAAGCTGGGCGGTCTGGTTTCCGGGCTGGGCGCATTTGGCGCTGCCATGATCGGCCCGCAGGGAATTGCTGTCGCCCTGGGCGCGGCGACCGCGGCCATTATTCAGTTTCTAATTCCGGCGGAAGATTTGGCCGACTACGCCTGGCCGGACTGGCTGGCGGGGTACAAAGGGGCGACGCCCGGCACGGCGGCGGCGGATATCGCCGATGGATTCGCGGCACTCACGGAGCGGGTCAAAGGCTGGATGGGCGTCGTCGAGGCCGCCGATCCGAAAGCCAAAGAGTTCAATCGGACGCTGGAACAGTCGGTCCCGGTCACGCAATTTGATGGCGCGATTTCCGCGATTGCCCGGTTTGAAGAGCAAATTCAGGACAACAAAAACGCCTACAACGCCTTTTTAACCGATCTGGAAAAGCCGGTCCCGGTCACGTCCTGGGACGGGGTTTTATCCCGACTGGATACGCTCGCGCGCCAGACGGACTTGTCTAAACAAGCGTTTGATGCCCTCGATAAAAAGGTCTCCAACATAGAATGGGGCGACGGCGACGGTTTATCGGTTAAAGAGCCGCTGGATAAAAATATCCAAGTGACTCAGCAATGGGATGAAGCGCTGGGGAAAGTCATCACCGTCTACAAAGGGGTGGGGGATGCTACGGTCAAGGCGACCGGCGCATTCAAAGGCTCGACGGACGCCACGGAGCAAGCGAAAACCCAACTGGACGCCCTGACCAAAGGCGGGAAGCTCACGGTTGATCAACTGACGGAAATCACCAAAACCGCCAATGACTACCAAGTCAAGATGGAAGAAATCGCCAGCAATGAGCGCATCAAGACCATTGAGGCGACTATCAGCCTGAAAACCGCCGGGTTGCAGGCCGACATGGAGCGGGTCAAAGCGGCGTTTGCCAGCATCGACAACACGGTGACCAGCACCGGCGATTTACTGGGCAGCCTGTTCGGGAATCTGGCGAACGCTGGGACGTATGACAAATTGGATATTAAAGATCAAATCAATTTAGAAAATAAGCGCCGGCAAGAAGCGCTCGATATTCAGAAGAAACTGGCGGAAGCGGAAATTGAACGGATTGAGGCACAAACGAACGCGCTCAATCGCGGGGATGCGCTGATTCAAATTGACGGGACGGGGCTGGAACCTGAATTGGAGGCGTTTATGTGGAAAATCCTGGGAGCCATTCGCGTCCGGGCGAACGCTGAATTCTCGGACTATCTGCTCGGTATTGGAGCCACCTGATGATCGGTTTATCGACTGAGACTTACGACCCTGCGGGGGTGTTGCTGTTGCGAGCGCGGCCCAATAATCCGTTTTTTGGACAGCGGCGCACGACCGTGACCGCAACGCTGGATGGGGGCGGGAGCGTCTATGACGGCGGATATTCCATCGCGGATCAAACCCTGAACGTGACCCTGAAACGCCCCACCAAGGCAACAATGACCCACCTGCAAAATTTGGCTGCGTACTGCTC